CTGCAGTTCTCAAGGGTGTTGGCGTCTATGGGGTTGGGGAAGGTGTCAACTGGTTTGATGTGGTCGATTGTGTTGGCTTCGTTGCCACAGATTGCACAGTGGTTGTCGTGTTCTAGTAGTTGTTTGCGTATTGCTTTGAAGGTGGAGTGGTTGCGTGCTTTGGTGTTGTGTGCGGTCATGGTGGTTTCCTTTGTGTTGTTTATCTAGCGCCCTTGGGCTTCGCCCTGTGGTTGCTTTCGTGTGTGTGAGCGGTGTTGTGGTTTGTGCCAGCCCCCACTTTGAGCAAGCAGCTCTGGCAGGTGGTGTGTGTAGGACGGTCAGCCATTCTCGTTTATGAAGTTCGTACTCTGCACAGTGGCTCATCCCCACTGCCATTCAGGTAAGTCATCACAAGTATTGGGGCGCACTGCTCTACCCACGTTCCCGTGTGAACACCAACAGAGTGCAATCCCCTATGTGGCCTTGGTCGTATTCAGTTGTAGTCATGTGTTTAGTCTTTGCGTACGCCTTGAAGGATGGCAATGCCGATGGATATTAGCAGGGCGTACCAAGCCAGTATCAGCATTGGGAGAGCCTTTGGGCTATGAAGGTGATGTCTGATGGACGCCAAAGGTAGCACTCAGCATGGGGATGAAGCGTTCTTAACCATTGCAGCTGTGCTTCTGACGCTTTGCCTTTCTCGGTCTTAAGCTCTGCAAAGATGAGTCCACGCTCCTGGTGTGCCATGACAAGGTCAGGGAAACCAGTTGAACCTGTGGTGATGTAACGGCCTGTTCTTGTCATTGATGGCTGACTGTGGTGCAGTGACCAACCGAACTGAAATGCCAGTGCTTTGACTTGCGCCTGAAATGACGCTTCGCTCATAACAATCATTTGTCACGGCCTAAGAGGTAGCCACACCAGAACACTGCGGAAAGCATAATTACAAGGCTAAATAGGTCTAACACTTAGAACGGTTCCTCAGGTGTGTCGTATTGTGGCGCTTGCTGTTCACCACTTTTGAGCGTGTCAATGAATTGCGAAGCTTCTCTTTTTGTCCAGCCCTGTATTCCTGACGGAACAGTGCGTCCCATCGACTTACAAACAGCCCGAATCATGTTCAGCTGCTTGTCGCTTGCAAGGTTAGACGGCTCAGTGATTTGAGTGTCTCCTTGCATTCTTTGGACTTTGCCCATCTCTTCTCTACTTGGGCGTTTGTTGAAGTCAGAACCACTGAGGCCAGCGTTAGCCAATGCGCGCCCCACAGCTCCTGTTTCACAATTTTCAAGGTGGCTTGTCTTGTTGACGTTGCCTTGTCCACGGATTTCTTCTGCCCAACCAGTCGCAATAATTTCACCATCAAGCCACAGCTCTGCTTTGAACACGGCAATGTCGCTAAGGTAATGCACCAGGTCAGTAATAACACGAGCATCAGGGTGAGCTTTTAAGAACCTGTCAAGTCTGCTGGCTACTGGTTCGTAATCGTCAAGGTTAAAGGCCACGAGCGTGTTCCTTTTCTAGACGGTCTAATTCAGCACTAAGCCTGACAACAGCAAGTTTGAGGAATTCAACCTCTTGTTCTTTTGCATACAGCAAATCAGCAACGTCATCGTTGTGTGTGTATTCACTCATCGTCAGCCAACTTAACGCTCGAAAGGTATGAAAAGCCTTTGGATGGGCCAGAGGTGTTCAGTGACGGATGCCACGAATCTCTGATGGTTTCAGCAATGTTAGGTAATGCGTGAAGCGCGCCAACAGCTTCAAGCACAAGGCTTGATTCTTTAAAGCGTAGTTCTAAAGCCAAGTTGTGGCTCAGATTGGTTAGTTTGGCAATTAGTTCGCCTGTGCTTGTTTCCATTTGTTTTCCTTTGTTATTTTCCTGATGTTGCTCGCCAGTGACCGAGGCCACCATTTTTGTATAAGTAGCCACCAACTTTGACATTGCATTCAGCATTGAGCAAAGCCTTGACTACATCCTGTTTTTTACAGACTGCCCGTGTCACAGTAGCCCATGAGCCTTGAATCTGGAGCAGGCCCACATCTGGGCGTCCTGTGGATTTGCGCACAGCTGAGAGGCTTCGCTCATTGCAACGACTTTCGCGATAAGCAATTTTGCTCATCACGGGAACGACTTTGGCAGGGAAATGCCGAGCCAGCAGCGGTTCCCATTTGGGGCAGGAATTAGAAGCTGCACTTGCGTGAGCTGGTACGGACAGGACGGTGAAAAGGGCTAGTGCCATGATGCGTTTCAGGTTCTCTCTACTTCGATAGGCGGTGACCAACTCAGGTAGGGAGCCAAGCGATGTGCGACTGTAATCCTGATATGTTCACCTGTTTTCAAATCCGTAAAGATTTGAACGAGTGTCAACTTGTCTCTAGACACTAACGGAAGATATCCCCAGGTAGGAAGCATTAATTCTTCCAATAGCGGTTTAGAAGCTTGAAATAGGCCCATGAAAGGCACCAGCCGAAAAGGACTGCTATGAACATTTGTTCGTGAGTGTAGTTTTTCATGCCCAGCTCTTAACCATGTCAAGACCTGATTGTGTGATGGCGCACACAATGCCCTGAGAGCCTGTTGAGAGCGTCCTACGGATGCCTAAGTCATGAATTAGACCTGCAGTGCGCAAATCTGAGCATCGCTTCCAGTAGCCCTTTATTTCGTGGCTTTGGGCTAATGCTCGAAGGGCTGCTTCCTCATCTGTCAGGCCCAGGGTGGCATCTGCGTAGATGGCTAAGAGAATGGCGCGATGACTGCCCACTTTCATGGGTGAGACTTGGCGTGATGTTTCAGGGTCTGTACTCCTGAACAACGGTAAATCAAAGATGATTTTCGGCATGATGTGTTTCCTTTGGTTAAAGCCCTTTGAGTGGCTAAATGTGACTATACACAATTTGCGAAGTCAGTGGTGGATATCCCAATGGAAACAAAGATACCCACCACCTAGCCCCAGCTCGCTCAAACAAGCCAGGAGTTCTTATTTCAACGCTCGAAAGACTTTTTCAAAGTTTTCTGGAGTTTGATTTGCCAGTTCGATATGAAACCAATTTGGTGAGCCTTGGTAGGAACCAGCGTTGTCATCAGCTGTAAAAATCTTGACTCCTGCTTTGCCTTCGCCACGGGAACAGCGATAACCAGCGCCATATTCACCATAGGCGTACCAATGCATTTCACAAAGCCCCAAGGCTTTTGAGTTGGCAAGGAACCAGTCCCAGATAATGCGTGCCTGCGCTTCGTCTTTGTATTTCAAATCAGCTGCATAACCAGTCGCGTGAACGCTGAGGCTTGCTCCTGACCTCATGGCTCTATTGGCATAGGTGCCTAGGGATACGAGGCCCCAACGTGCTTTGCAAAGTTCAACGAGTTTTGTCGTCACGGGTTGCGTTACTTTGCCGTCCCATGCTGGGTAATAAGGATAGGGACGATTACTCATGCTGGTGGGTCCTTAGGGCGGTCCTTCAAACCATTTCCTGCTAATACTCCCAACAGCCCCCCTGTCAAAGTGGCAAGCATTGGCGACAGTACAGACCAAGCAGCATCATCATTAGGTGAAACTTCAAGCGGTTGGGTCACAAACAACAGGCCGTAAAGCAAAGCCAAAATAGAAGCAAGGAAAGCAATGGTTAAGCCAATGGCTACAACAAGGATAAGTCGTGCTTTGATTTCTTCGTTGCTGTGTCTATTGTCAGGTTTCATGCGCATTTGCCTCCTGTGCCGTAAAGCGGAGCAACTGTTGTTTCAATTGTTTCGGTGACGCCTCTAAGGGCTTTGTTTTTCGTTGGTGGGCAGTTGAGACGTTCGCGGTCTGCGCAAGCGGTCAGCGACCCCAAAAAGACCAATAGAATCAGACTCTTACGCATTTTTGCTTGGCCTTTCTAGAGGTGCTGGTGGGTCTTGTTCGTGTTCCCATACGGTAAGAGTTTCGCCAGTCATTTCCCAACCAGACGTAAATCCTGCATTTGCAATAAGTTGAAATAGGTCTAAATGTGTCATGCGCTAATCTCCGCAAGAATTAAAACACTTTTAGTGTTACCAAATTGTGTGGCAACTGTTGAACCGTTGACTGCGTTCTTGCCGTTAATTGTGTACGTTGTGCTTGAAGTTGTAGCAGGGGAATCAAGCACCTGCATGAAACAAGTGCCAGCATTTACTAATGCTGTTGCAGTCAAGTGAAGGTTTTGCACTTCTTGAATTTGCGTTGAACCTCTGACGATTTCTAAGAAAAGCGCGTTTCCTGATGCTTCAGCTCCTTTGATTGTGCCGTTCACAAAAGCAAGAACAAGAATCTTGTTGGTCGTTGCCTGTGGGGTAATTGAAGCCGTCAAACCAGTTGCTGAATATGCGTTTGTGTTATGAGTCTGCTGAGTTGATGTGGTCCCCATTACAACCTGCAAAACACGAAAAGCGCCTCTAAGGTCGTTTTGTTGTTGAGCCGTGAGGATAGCCCCAGCGACAAAACTTGCGGGAAGGTTGGTTGGTGTTGCCATGTTTGTCTCCTTTTAGAAACTTAGAAGGTTGGAAGTGCTTAACGTGCCGAATATGGAATCGTTGAGCGTGAAATACGCATTCGCATCTGTTGATTCAAATGTGTAAGAAATGACATGATTGCCAGGAGTGATTGTATGGTTCACCCCTGAAATAATCAAGGTTTGAGTGTCGCTTGAAGGTGTTCCAACAACAAAGTTTTTAACCACTGTGCAGATACTTGTGAGGTCAAGACTGAGTGCAATGTTTTGTTGTGCTGTGGTCATTGCTGATAGTTGGCTTTGTAAACCGTTAAACCTAAGAATTGGATTTTGATATCTACCCAAAAGGTAATTGCCTAACGCTGCCACTTCTGTGGTTGTGCTATTAAGCAGACTGAGAAGGCTATATTGCTGGGACTGATATTGAGCAATTGATGTGGCGTTGCTAGTTGTCTGTACAGCGCCTGCTGGTGATTGAGTATTGATGTAGTTATAAAGCAGCTCATCACCATATTGGTTCATCAGACTGTTGAAAGGTAATCCTGTACCGTCGCCGTTAAAAGTAGCTCCTGCCACGGGATTTAGGACGCTAGACCTTCCTTTAAATGTGAGGGTTCCGTTTGCACTCATGAACAGGTAGCCCTGCTCTGATGTGTTGATTTGCTGTAAATAATTAAGACAATTTGTGTCTTGGTCAATTGTAAAAGCCCCGAGAGTAGATGAACCAGTATCGATTGAACGTGCGCCTTGATAATTGATTTCGGTGTAGTTCAGGACGTTGTTAATTCGTGCGCCAGTCTTTTCAGCTGATGGCGTCACTAAATTGATTTGTTGGTTTGAAAGAACTGTGAATTGGTCAGCGCATTGCACCGTAACGGTGTCATTGAAGCCCAAATCGTAATTTATGTCCCAATCTGTTATTAGTCCTGTGTAAATCGGGATGCCGTTTGCAAGGATTTGAACTGGGAGGCGTGGAACAATGCCTGTTTGCTGGGTTGTTCCGCCAATCCAATAGGGCGATGACTGGTTTAAAGGGTCAAATGTTCGGGTCTTGTTCCAAAGGTTTATTTGTGCAGTTCCGCAGTTAAATTCGTCAAGTTGACGCGAGCGACCACGGGTGATTGATACTGATTGAACAAATGTTGTCACGTCAGCAAATTGAATGCCACCCAAAGTTCCACGGCCTGCCGTGTCTAGGACACCATAAAAAGCATCGTTTAGTTGAAATGGTTGACCGAACCCGACAGTAGTTTGAAAACCAATCAGGACTTGAAGCTGTGGCTGGGTCATACCGACACGAAAACCTGTCCTGAGAGTCTTTCGGCGCTCTTAATTGCTTCAATGATGTCACGCCCAACTTGGGCAGGGTTGCTGACTAAACCAGCATTAACGGTGATTTGATAATTCCTAGCCTGGTCTAATGCTGTTTGCCCTGCAGCAACATTGCCACCAAAGAAAGCATTACCAGCTGCAAGACCAAGGTTTGCTGCAGAACTTGAAAGACCACCAAGTGATGCATTTAGACTTTCAATTGTTAAACCAGAAATACCTGTCAACATTTCCTGTGTTACTTGTGCGCCCACAACAGGCCCAAGGTTCATCAGTTGCGCAAGTCCAGCTTTTCCAAGTCCTTGACCAACCAAGGCAGTGAGGTTTTGAGCAAAGTGTTTTGCTTTTTCAATTTGATTAGAAAAGACTTGTGAATAACTGGTGTTTTTTGCAGTGTTTTGTGCTGTTGTTACTGCGGTTTCAGAGGATGCAACAGCGTCGTTAGCTTCTTTTAGTTTTAATTTTGCGTCAGTTAAATCGTTGGTTGCTTCAAGAATTGCATCTGCATCATCTCCCTTTTGGGTTTTGATTAGTTTTTTCATTGCGTCATCGACGTCTTTGGTAGCTTTTGCAGCGTCTGCGTAAGCGTCTTTGCGGTCTTTCAAAGCGTTAACAATATTTTCTTCTGCATCTGTTTGTGTTTTAAAAGCATCAGCTAATGAAACTGCACCAGTAATTGATTCCGCAGTTGTGTCGGCAAAAGCTTGAAGTTGGTCTTTGGCGTCT